TTAGTAGAGATGGCAAAGGCAACATGGGTACCGGTTCCATTCCTCGTGGAGCGTGGTCAGCAAATCAAGGTATTCTCCCAATTGACAAAGAAGGCGAGGGAGTTGGGATTTATGGTTCCAACTATTCGTTATGGTGCTATTCCCGAAGAACCATATGAAGGTGCTACAGTTCTTGAGGCTCAAAAGGGTGCATATTATACACCAATTACAGCTCTTGATTTTGAGTCACTGTATCCTAGTATCATGATGGCTCACAATCTATGCTATTCTTCATATGTTATGGATGAAAAGAAGTATGGTGCGGTTCCGGGGATTACTTATGAAACTTTCAAGATTGCTGATCGAACCTATAAGTTTGCCCAAGATGTACCAAGTCTTTTACCTGCGATTCTTCTAGAATTGAAGCAGTTCCGTAAGCAAGCCAAAAAGGACATGGCCGCATCAACTGGATTTATGAAGGAGGTATATAATGGTAAGCAGCTTGCCTATAAGATCAGTATGAACTCTGTCTATGGTTTTACTGGTGCCGGCAAGGGTATTCTTCCTTGCGTTCCAATTGCTTCTACCACAACTTCAAAGGGTCGTGCAATGATTGAAGAGACGAAGAACTACGTTGAAAAGAACTTCCCCGGTTCAAAGGTAAGGTATGGAGATACGGATTCCGTAATGGTTGAGTTTGATGTAGGTGATCGCAAAGGTGAAGAGGCCATTGCCTACAGTTGGGAAGTGGGTGAGCGAGCCGCTGAAGAATGTAGTGCCCTCTTCAAGAAGCCAAATAACTTGGAGCTCGAAAAAGTTTATTGGCCTTATTTCCTTTACAGTAAGAAGCGTTATGCTGCCAAACTTTGGACAAAGGGTGGAGATGGGAATATGCATATGGACTACATAGATGTAAAGGGTCTTCAGCTCGTCCGAAGAGATAATACACCACATGTCCGTGAAGTATGCAAGGAGCTGCTAGATGTAGTTTTAACATCAAGTGACCCCGGACCCCCCAAAGAACTTGCCAAGGAAAGAGCCATTGAGCTTTTGTCTGGTGATGTTCCGAATGAAAAACTGGTCTTGAGTCAATCTCTGGCGGACACGTACAAGGTTGCTGGCAAAAATGTGTCTGTGACGAGTTCTGAGAGTGTCAATATCAATCAATCGCATGTTCAAGTTGTTACGAAGATGCGCCAAAGAAAGCCTGGGTCTGAGCCACAATCTGGTGACAGAGTTCCCTATCTTCTCACAAAAACCGAGAATGCCAAAGCCAAAGCGTACGAAAAATCCGAAGATCCAAAATATGTAGAGGAGCATGGCGTACCTGTTGATTATCACTATTATTTCCTCAACAAATTCTTGAATCCGGTGTGTGACCTTTTGGATCCACTCTACGAGAATGTCAAGGAGGAAATCTTCGGGGAAATTATTAATAAACACAAACCACCAAAACCAAAGAGAGAACCAGCTTTGAGTACCATGAAGAAAGATGATCTCATTGCCGAATGTAAGCGTCTTGGTTTAGAAGAAGGTGGTAAAGTTGCAGATATGAAGGCTAGAATTAAAGCTGCTCGCGAAGAAGTCTCTAAGGTGAATATTGAAAATCAGGAATCTGTGGAAGACTTATTTAAAAATTACGAGCTAAGTACATCTAAGGATGAGTCTTCATGAAAAAATCACGCAGCTTATTGATGAGGAATTAGAAGATAGAGTGAATGCAATAATTAATGAGTATGCTCTATCAATTTCTAAAAAACACGCAATACCACTTGAATTACTATTAAAAGATATACCAACCAGTTACACATCCACAATTTGTAAAGGGACAAAGGCAAATGGTCAGAGGTGTGTATTTAAATGTGTAGAAAATGGATATTGTCGTCACCATTTGACGCAATGTCAAAAAATTACTCAAAGGAGTATATCTAATTCAAGTCTCCACAATCACGGTCCCGAAAAGATGTTTGACCCAGAATGTCCGGGATGTCAATCTTCAAATGGGCTTATAGATTTAGGTATATAGATTATTAATGAACAAAAACGATATTCTACTAAATTCAATTAATCAATTTTATAACGATGAAGAGAATAAAACTACACTACTAAACATCTTGGACAAGACAAGCGGCATCTCACTTAGAAATTTGGAGTGGTTTATCACAAACTACGCAAAGAAAAACCAAACGTCATATAAAACAACAAACGGTAAATTATTCACTGTTCATTGTGCATATAAATCATCGCTTGATGGTTATAGTAAAAAACTATTTGATCCGTTTTGTAGATCAAAAAAATTTGCTTATACAATACCAGGTACATCTCATGAAATTCACACTACAACTGCTCAGTTAAATTTCATCAAATGGTGTATCAAAAATAAGGTCATCGATTATATCAATGATAATAAAGAAAAACTTTTTAGTAAGCAAGAGACATAAACCCACTATCAAACACAAAAGTTTGGTACCCGGTATAGTACATATGTAATGTATATGTATCGTTTGATATATCCACTTTTTCGGTGTCAATTTCTATCTCAATATTAGTTTTTTCGGATTGTATCTGACTAAAATCTACACTTCCCGATGGTTCTACATTAACTGGATTCATCGAGAAACTGTATGTGTAAATATTTCTAATTGGCCTTGACAATCTTTTTTGAAATGGTATTAAATATTTGTAATATGAATGATCCGTTTTTGTAACGTTTGGGAGTTTGTTACCATTTATAAAAAACGTAGCATCTTTCATTACGGGTGCATAAAATGTATATGTCTCGGAAAAATTGACATTTGAAGAAAAATTAAATCTATTATGCACATAAAATTTATCTTCGTCTGTTTCGCCATCCTCTTTAATTACATCTTCATTTTCAAAAATTGTGTTTCTTAAAAACCAATGGATACATTTTACAGGGATATTTGGTACCAGGTTGTTTTTTATCATCTTGTCATTTTGTATCGATACAATTGATGGATGCTTTTTAACAATATCTGTTATAAGAAGTTGTCTTTCACTCATCATATAATTACGTTCTTCTGGATTTACCGTAATTTCTTCTGTAATTAAGTTGAATGATGGTAATTCAAGTGCGGAACTCGCATTTGTAAAAAATGTTTGTTTGTGAAATTCCAATTCAAATTCAATTTTTTGTTTATATACCGAACACACTGGAAAGAATGGTCGATTTGGTTTATTGGTAGAATATTCATCGGTAGAATATTTCCTAGAAAAGAAGAAGTGAAGTGGTATCACGACATCAGCATCATATCTAGCGGTATCTTCGTACGCGGCAAGTGTTGAATCGTCATACCCCAAATTTCTATTTACAAGAAATCTGTTAGCAACCTTCTCACTCATTTCCAAATAAAGCTCGTCATATATAATTCCCCAATCGTCATGTATTTTTTCAACTTCCAAATCGTCTACAAACATCGTCACACTTTTGAGAATATGACGCCCAACTTGATCTGCGTAGTTTTCGGATACATCTAAACCGGGTAATGTCAAACTCAAATACATATTACTAAGAAGATCACCCATGTTTCTTGGATTGAATTGAACTTTTATAGTTTGTCCAAATGGCCAATTAGTTACGTTACCCGGATTTACAACATTTCTACTTCTATGATATTTTCTAAAATTCGAATGTCTTTTGTCAGGTGTATAATTAAATAATGACTCTTCTGGATCTTTGGAAAGTAGATAACTATCTTGCTTCCCAAGAGCTTTAAGTGAAATCTTTGCAGCTTCACCCATACTTATCTATTGCTTACATATTTTTAATATCTGTTTTCCACATATCAATGTGAGATGTATTTTTCATAACTTCAAGTTCTTCCCTAGCCTGCTTTGATTCCTTTAGTAATTCTCGAACACATTCTTCGGTATATTGCACAGTCTTGATGTTAAGAAGATAGTCATACGTGCCATTGATTTTCGGGAAGATTTGAGAGAGTTGTCTTTCAAGATCGTCCTTCTTACGCTTGAAGACTACAATTTGTCCTTCGATCACCATTGTCACAAACTTTGATTTGTATCCACACATCTTGGATCTAACTTCAAGTACTTTGATAAGATGTTCCTTTCTCTTGATATAGTGATCAACACGAAGTTTTACAAAGTCTGTGAGGATTTCTTCGGGACTCGAGTACTTGTAGATTCCCTTCATTGGATGGAAGAGATGCATATTCGATGTATGGAAAGACTTTCTCAACTTGAGATCCTTGATCAAGTCCTTACCTGAGTAGCCAAAGATTTCAAAATCAACATCTTCGGTTGTTGAGTTGTTTGTAAAGTTTGTAATCACCTTCTTTTCCACAAGAGTGTCGAGGTACTCCTTGTAGTCTTGGGTCCATCGGCCAGGTGGAAGCTCTGTAATCTTAAGTCTTGAACCGGTATCTTTCCACACACCTTCGGTAATCCAAGTACCATCTTCTTTGAACACTTTACCCTTGAATCCTCGGAACCACGGTCTCATTTCCTTGAGAGACATACCACTCAAAGCTCTCCCAATATTCTCCTTGATATCCTTTGGATTGAATGGTGGAACGTAGCAACTGAAACCTGTACCAATACCTTCGGTTCCATTCACGAGAACCATTGGAAGAGTTGGCATATAGAAGTCTGGTTCAATAGAGCGTCCATCATCGTCCAAATAATTGAGAATTTGATCGTCTCTCGGATCAAAGAGTTTTCGCGTCTCCTTTGAAAGTTTTGTAAAGATGTACCTGGTTTGTGAAGCGTCCTTTCCACCCATGAGACGAGTACCAAATTGACCACATGGTTCTAGAAGATTGATATTGTTTGAACCCATGTAATCATTTGCCAGCTTGACAATTGTGTCTGCGAGAGACACTTCGCCGTGGTGATAAGCCGACTTGTCAGCAACATATGCTGCCAGTTGTGCAACCTTCATTTCATCTTTGAGATTCTTTTGGAAACAGGAGTAGATAACCTTTCTCTGTGAAGGCTTGAGACCATCCGCCATGTGGGCGATAGAACGCTTCAAGTCAGCCAAGCTGAAATTGACAAGATCCTTATGGACAAAGTTTGTAATGCTCAAATTCTTCACGTTGCCATATGGAACTTCCAATTCTTTTGGATTTTTAGCGGTGCTTTCGAGAAGCCAAGACTTTCTGTCATCAGCCTTCTTTTTGTCAAAGGCAAGAACAATTGATTTGTCTGTCATAATATCCATGTCAAACTTGACTGTAAGATCCTGAATCTTTTTGAAATACTCTCGAGCTTCCGCAGAAGTTGAGGTACCCAAACCCTTGTAGTATTTGATCTTCCAACCGGGTTGGCCATTACCATACCAGGCTCTGAAGGTGGAGTCTGTATAGAAAGACTTTGTTTGACCACCCTTGGAAGCTTTGATAATTGGTGTCACCATTGACACTACAAAGCCCAATTTGAGGAGACTGGGCCAGAAGTAATGGATCATATTGAGAATGAGACCCTTGATATGGGAACCGTCATTATCTGCATCGGTCATAATCATAAGACGACCATAGCGAAGTTCAGAAAGATCTTGGTAGTCCTTACCTTGTTGAAGACCCAAAATCTTCTTGAGATCGTTGAACTCTTGGTTTGAAGTCAATTGAGACACCGAAGCATCTCGAACATTCTTACACTTACCACGGAGTGGGAAGACTCCATAGTGATCACGACCAACAACTGAAAGACCTGCGACCGCGAGGGTCTTCGCTGAATCCCCTTCTGTCACAATGAGCGTACATTTACCAGATTGTGCCGTACCAGCCTTGTTTGCGTCGTCCAACTTGGGAATACCGGTAATTTTTGACTTGCGAGCGCCATCCGTCTTCTTGAGTTCCTTCATCTCCTTAAACTTTGAGAGTGCTGTGAGTTCATCACTGATACCAGTCTTGAGAGCATTCTTCACAAAGTTCTTTGGTGGATCAAACTTACTTCCAAAGTCTTGAGCCTTTGATGTACA